ACATATAGATATTTTCCTTGCTATAAGTCTTACACAACTTATTTCGAGATGGAAGTAAACTTCACAAGTTTGCCTGTATTGGGTAATATATGTGAATGGGGTAGTTTTATATCTACAGGTACAGCTGCTCCGACTGATGGTGTATTTTTCAGATTAAATTCTATGGGTGATTTTAGATGTGTAATCAATAACAATGGTGTAGAAACACAATCTTCCTCTATAAATTTTGATACTTTAGTAGGTGCAAATATGACTAAATCTTTTCTTATTTATGTAATGAGTAATCAAGCTACTTTCTGGATAGACAACCAATTAGTAGCACAAATACACATTCCAGCAGGTCAAGGAACAGTGACATCTTCACAGAGTTTACCTTTATCATTTAGAAATTATAACACTTCAATTATACCTTCACCTCAAATGATGAAAGTATCTATGGTTAATGTTACATTAGCTGATATGAGCACCTCTAAACTTTGGGGAGATATTATAGCGGGTGCTGGTGGTAACGCTTCTCAAGGACAAACTTCTGGTACTATGGGTAGTACTGCTTTATACACTAACTCTTTAGCCCCCACAGCTGGAATTGCCATGACTAATACTACTGCGGCTTTAGGTTCAGGTTTAGGTGGACAATTTTCAGCCTTACCAACACTAGCTGCAAATACTGATGGTATTGTTTGTTCTTTTCAAGTGCCTATAGGTACATCATCTACACAAGGTAAAACTTTATATATTAAAGGTGTGAATATATACGCTGTAGTAACTACAGTTTTAGCTGGTAATGCTACTCCAGTTATCTTTGCCTATTCTTTAGCTTATGGACATAATGCTGTTTCATTAGCAACTACGGAGACTACAACCACAAAAGCACCTAGAAGAAAAGTGTTAGGAGTAAATCAATTTCCAGCAGCAGCCGCATTAGGTACACAAGCAGCAAATGTTTGTAATAGTTTTGACATCCCTGTAACAGTTTTCCCAGGTGAGTTTGTTCAAATTGTTGCTAAGAACATAGGTGCAGTTACAACAAGTGGTGTTGTTACATTTTTTATTGACGTAGATGGATATTTTGAATAAAATTTTAAAAAATTAAAAATATGAAAAATTATATAAGTAATCTAGTTGTAGGTGTAGATGATGAGACTGGTTTATCAATTGAATTACGAGTTAAAGAGTTAAATATCGATGCTCAAATTAGAAAGGTAACTGTAAAGATTGATAAAAGTTTGGTTAGTCCTACTGGTGTTGAAATGAAAATAATTGAAACTGTATATTATGATAGATTCGATGATGAGATAAATAAAAAATATACACAACTAGAAGAATCTGCTATTGGGTTAGCTATTAAACAAATATTAGAAATAGATTTAGGTTTATATCCTAATTTGACACAAAATTAAAATACTAATTGATATGGGAACAACTACAATAATTTTAATAAGTTTAATAGTTCTTGGGTTATTAATATCCAAAGAATTTAGATATGGTATAATAACATGTATTTTTGGTGCAATAGTATTTACACCAGTAATTGCATTCGGTGTACCTTATACGGTATTATATTCTATTTATATGCCATTTAAAGAAAAAGACTGGAAAGTGTTCTTTAAGATTTGGTGGAGAGTTATAGATGGGACATATGCTTTTTTGGGTGATGTTATGGCACAAGGTTTTTCATACAGGTATGATGAATTAGGTAATGTTTGGGGTGAGTGGCTGGAAGATGCTATAACAATGCAAGAACAAACTAGTTTCGGTGAAAAACGAACAACAATATCAGCATCTGTTGGTTTCTTAGAATACTATAAAATATTCATGTTTAAAAGAGGTCACAATCTAAGCAAAGCTTTGAATTGGGCCTTTAGACAAAAAAGACATGCTATCGGTTCATGGGAACAAAAGTTGGCATTAAAAGAATTAGAGGATAAAAATTTACATGGTAATATTAAAAAATAAATCACTCACCGTATAAGTCGGTTGGTTTTTTACACTGTTCTTTAATTATTTTTTCAACAAATGCGAACATCTTTAAACCATGTTCTTCACAATATTCTTTTAAAAGTTTATGTGTTGTTGGCGTTATTTTAAGGTTTTTTATACGTTTCATTGTGTATTTATTTATAAGTATGACGAAAGGTAGAAAAAAATCATACTAATTATGGAGTATTCTACTCCATAAAAATTTTTTTCTCAGATTTAAACATATTTATAATAAACGCCATAAAACGTGAATAACAAAAAAAACGAAATTAAAAAATAAAATGGCTTCAACAAACAGAGTATTCGTAAGTCCAGGTGTTTACACATCCGAAAAAGACCTTTCATTCGTAACCCGTCAAGTCGGTGTTACAACTTTGGGTTTAGTTGGTGAGACAGTAAAGGGTCCAGCATTCCAACCAATTTTCGTGAGTAACTACGATGAATTTACATCATTCTTCGGTGGCTTAAATGCTTCCAAAGTAAAAGACACAGGTGCACCAGCATATGAGTTACCTTATATCGCAAAGTCTTACTTATCACAAACAAACCAATTGTATGTATCAAGAATTCTTGGATTCTCTGGTTATGATGCTGGTTTGGCATGGGGTATAACGTTGGATGCTGCTTTAGATGAAACTACAACAGGTGTTACACAAACTGCAACATCATTCACAACATCGTTCACAGCATCAACTGCTGGAACACTTACAACTTTTGTATCATCTAACCCAACTGTTCAAGCATTATATGATAATGGACAATTAACTTCACAATTAGCTTTCTTAGCAACTGCTGCAACTGGTGCTACTGCAACTATTTCTGAAACATATTACAAACTTACTGGAAACTTATTTAGTGGTTCAGCATTTAATCTTTATGTTAATGCTACTGGTACTGCTGGTTCTGTAATTACTGGTACAACAACTGGTCTTACAACTACTTATTCTGGAACAGGGTATAGTGATGTTGAAAACCAATTGGTTGCATTGCTTAGGTCAAGAGCAAAATATGATGGAAACGAAAATCTTAATTTCCAACTATCTGCTGATACTAATATTGGATTTGATACTTCAGTTACAACTGCTGTTGAAAACCCATTAGGTGATTTTATTCTTACTGCAACATCTTCAACACAAGGTGCACTTTCTTATACATTATCATTAGATAGAACTAAGAAAAATTATATGCCAAGAGTATTCGGTACTTTAGCACAAGATGGTGATACTGCTGCATTTGTAGAGGAATTCTTCTATGATATGTTTGATGATTTAAACACACTTAATAAAGTTAGAGGTATTAAACAAACTCTTATTGAATACGGTAGTGAGTTTGATGATTATAAATACGAATATAGTAATGCTATAACTCCATGGGTTGTATCTGAACTTAGAGGTTCGAATTTACTTAGATTATTTAGACTTCATACTATTTCTGATGGTAATGCTGCTAACGGAGAATTTAAAATTTCTATCGTTAACATTAAACCAGATGATAAAGAATTTGACGTTGTAGTTAGAGTTTATTCTGATACTGATGCTAAACCAGTTGTATTAGAAAAATTCGCTAAATGTACAATGGACCCAACATCTAACGGTTATATCGCTAAGAGAATTGGTACACTTAATGGTGATTTCCCATCTAAATCTAACTATGTTTTAGTTGAATTAGAAGAAGAATCTGACACAAGTGATGCATTCCCAGCTGGTTTCGTTGGATATCCAATGAGAGATTACTCTCTTAACGGAAATACATCTGTACAATCACCATGGATGGAATATAAAACAGCTTATGGTGCGTTTGAAAACAAGAGAAAAATTTATTTAGGTCTTTCTGATACTGTTGGTATTGACCAAGATTTCTTTGACTATAAAGGTGTTCCAGCTGACCCATCAATCAATCAATGGACTGGTTTAACATATGGTTTCCACATGGATATCGATGCTACTGGTGCAACAATTGATAATGTTGAGGTTGTAATAAATAACACAGGTGGAACTTACTCTCCAGTGTTCTTATTTGAAGTTGGTGATTCTGAGTTCAGAACTGATGCTGGTGTTGCTGGAACTTCTTACGAAAAACTATATTCTAGAAAATTCACATTTGCACCTTACGGTGGTTTTGATGGATGGGATGTTTATAGA